TATATATAACTAATAGAGAGATAAAAAGATGAAATCATTTAAAGACATTTGGGAAGTTGCAGCTAATTCAGTAGCTGGCTCTGGTGTTTCTCTACCTGCAGATGCAGTAAAAAAGAAGAAAGACGTACAAAGGCGTTATGACGGCAGAACAAAAGAAGGTAAAAAATTCGTAGAAAGAATGATGGCCAAAAGATCTGCTAGATTAGAAAAAGCCAAAAAACTTGAAGCCAAAAGGAACCAAGAAACTATAACAGCAAATAAAGAATAATTATGAATAAAATATTGATTGGAATTATAGGCTCTTTAGCCATATCGGGATTTTTATATTATAACCTAGCTGTTGTACCAATGAAAAATAAGTTAGAAGAACAAGCCAAAGTAATATTGGCTCAAGATTTAAGAGATCAAGAACAAAAAGCCACAATCGAGGCTATTCAAGGAAATCTTCAAAAAACCACTCAAGCTCTTTCAGGGCTACAAGTCAGAAATCAAGCATACGAGGCAGAGATGGCTGAATATATGGATATATTTAGACGCCATAACTTATCTAAATTAGCAAGTGCTAAACCTGGTATGATTGAAACAAGAGCAAACGCTAGAACAAAGGAGGCATTCGATGCGATTGAAGCAGATAGTAAACGTATTAGTTCTCTTAACGATTAGTGGTTGTTCACTACTTCAACAGGCTCCTAGAGAAGTTGAAATAATAACTAAACCAGTTAAAATTGATATTGTTCAGCCAGTAATGCCTAGAGCAATAGATTTAAAAGAACCTAAATGGTATGTAGTTTCAGATACAAAAATAATTGAAAATTGTTTAAAAGATCCTGAAACTAAAAAATCAAACTGTAAATTAGGTAGAGAAGATTTATATCCAGAAGGATACACATATCTTGATAAATTTATAGATGATATAAAGAAAAAACATGGCGGAGATATTGTATTTGTAGCTATGACGGTTGATGATTATGAGTTAATGTCTTATAATACTCAAGAAATTAAAAGATATATAAATCAGCTCGGCGAGGTGATAGTTTATTATAGGGATGTGACAATTAATGATGAAGATGCTGGAGCAGTTGAAATTAAAGTGGAGAAAGAAAATGGCAACAACTAGAATGAAAGAACAATTGACTGTATGGGAAAGAGGCGTAGTAGCAGCTAAACTCTCAGCAATTGCGTATATGAATCCTAAACCTGCAGAGACTGCTGGTAAGAAATTAGGATTTGCACAAGTAAAATTAATTAGTAAAGGTGGAGCAGAAGTTCTAATAGCAAAAGATAGAAATGATTTATGGTTTGCTTTTAGAGGAACGGAACCTTCAAAATTAAATGATGTTTTAGCTGATTTAAAATTAGTTAAACAAGCAGCAGTAGCTGGCGGTAAAGTCCATGGTGGATTCCAAGAGGAAGTAAACGATTTATGGATGGATATCTTAAAAGAATTAGAGCATAATGATCAATTAAAAGTAAGAAAAGATGTATACTTTACAGGTCATAGTTTAGGTGCAGCAATGGCAACTATTAGTGCTACAAGATATAAGCCAGAAGAATTATTTACATTTGGATCACCAAGAGTTGGTGGACCTAAATTTATCAAGAACATTCATTGTGATCATTACAGATTTATGAATAACAATGATATCGTATGTAGAATCCCGCCAGCATGGTTAGGGTTTAGACATCACGGTGAAATGATTTACTTTAATAGATTTGGCGAAAAGGCATTAAAGCCAACATGGGCAGATACAATTTATGGTATTGTTAACTCATGGAAAAGATTTAAATTCTTTGACGGAGTTGTAGATCATGGTATGCCTAATTACGTAAAAGCAATTAAAGTATTAGCCAAAAAAGAGAAATAATATGCATTGGCTAATCATACTATCGTTAAAATCTATATTATCATCGATAATTGGTAGTTCGTTTTATCAATGGTTCCAAGGTACAACTATGGGTATCTGGTTCCAAAAACAAGTTGATAGGTTTATGCAGTATTTTGCTGAACGATACGATCTTGAACTAGCTAAGAAGGATGCAAAATTTAGAAAACAGTATCCTTTAGCCGCAGAGCGACTAGATAAGCTAGAAGGCAATTCTCATCCATGTAAAGAATTACATGAATTTGATGCTTACCCAGATCTTATCAAGAGAATAGAAGAAATGGAGCGAAGGCTCAAAATAAAAGCAAAATAACATTGTACATTATGCCAAAAGTATGGTATAATATAACCTAATAAAATGAACGGAACCAATATAATGTCGATTAAAGTTACAAAGCGTGATGGAACGCTTCAAGAATTTGATTTAGATAAAGTACATAAAGTACTCGAATGGGCCGTTGAAGGCATTACTGGGGTCAGTATGTCGGAGATAGAGCTCAGATCAAATATACAACTCTATGATAAGATACCAGCTTATGACATTCATGAACTTCTTATTAAGAGTGCCTCAGAGCTTATATCAGAGCATACCCCCAATTACCAATTTGTTGCAGCAAGGCTTATATCATATAAGCTGAGAAAAGAAGTCTATGGGGATTATAAACCATGGCCATTATCTCACTTAATTATAGAAAATATTAGTAGAGAAGTTTATGATGGTGCAATTATGGAAAACTATTCTCGTGAAGAAATCGATGAGCTGGATTCATATATAAAGCATGATAGGGATGATACATTTACCTATGCTGGTATGGAACAGTTTAGAGGAAAGTATTTAGTACAAGACCGTAGAGATAAAACACACTACGAAACACCTCAAATGCTTTACATGATGGTTTCAGCAACACTGTTCATGAATTATCCAAAAGAAAATAGATTAAAATTTGTTAAGGATTATTACGATGCGATTTCTCAATTTTATATTTCACTACCCACTCCAATTATGGCGGGAGTTCGAACTCCTACTAGGCAATTTAGTTCTTGTGTACTTATTGAGTCAGGAGACAGTCTTGATTCCATTAATGCTACTGCTACTAGCATTGTTAAGTATATAAGTAAAAAGGCTGGAATAGGGATTGGTGCTGGTTCTATTAGAGCAGCAGGAGCAAAAGTAGGAGATGGATCTGTAGTACATACAGGATTAATACCCTTTTTAAAATATTTTCAATCAGCAGTTAAGTCATGTTCTCAAGGTGGAGTTCGTGGCGGTGCAGCAACAGTTTATCTTCCAGTATGGCATTACGAATTCGAAGATTTAATTGTACTTAAAAATAATAAAGGTACAGAAGAAACAAGAGTTCGTCATATGGATTATGCATTTCAATTAAATAAAGTAATGTATGAACGATTATTAGAAGGTGGTAATATTACATTCTTTGATCCACATGACGTACCAGGATTATATGAATCTTTCTTTGATGACCAAGATAAATTTAAAACATTGTATGAAAAATACGAAAGAGCTTATTCTATTCGTAAGAAAACTTTACCTGCACTTGAAGTATTTCAAATGCTATTAACTGAAAGAAAAGATACTGGCAGAATTTATATAATGAATGTAGATCATGCAAATGATCATGGTGCATTTGATCCGAAAAAAGCTCCAATCAGAATGAGCAATTTATGCTGTGAGATTGATCTACCAACTACTCCATTAGAATCATATGATGATCATACTGGAGAGATATCTCTTTGTACATTATCTGCAATCAACTGGGGTTTAATAAATGATACTCATGAGTTTGAAAAGTACTGTGATCTATCAGTTAGAGCTTTAGACGAATTATTAGATTATCAAAATTATCCTATTGCAGCTGCTGAAAGCGGAACAAAAAATAGAAGACCATTAGGAATAGGTATTATTAATCTAGCTTATTTCCTCGCTAAAAGAGGTTTAAAATATAACGAAGAATCATTCTCTGTTATAGATGAATATGCTGAAGCGTGGTCATATTATTTAATTAAAGCTTCAGCAAATTTAGCTGAAGAAAAAGGCAAAATACCTGCAAATAATGACACAAAATATGCCCGTGGGGAACTGCCAAATGATACATATAAAAGTGCAATAGATAATCTAATAGGGCATACTGAAAGATTACCGTGGGACGAGCTGAGAACTCAACTTAAAGCCACAGGCATCCGAAATAGTACCCTCATGGCATTAATGCCTGCTGAAACAAGTGCACAGATTAGTAATAGTACAAATGGTATTGAACCTCCAAGAGCTTTAGTATCATATAAACAATCCAAAGACGGAGTTTTAGCTCAAGTCGTACCAGGCTATCACCATCTCAAAAATAAATACGATTTATTATGGGATCAAGAATCACCTGATGGCTATTTAAAAATTTGTGCTATATTGCAAAAATACATTGACCAAGGGATATCGGTTAATACATCTTATAATCCAGAAAAGTTTGAGGATAATAAGATTCCAATGTCAGTAATGATTCAGGACTTAGTAACTGCATACAAATATGGATTAAAGCAGTTATACTATTTTAATACTTACGATGGTGCTGGAGAAATGCAAGACGACGAACACCACACATATGATAGTGGCACAACCGCAACAGTAACAGTTGAAATCGATGACGACTGCGAAAGTTGTAAAATTTAAAAGGAATAATAATGGCGATACTGAAAAAATCTAACAAATCTCATCTGCTCAAAAATATGTTTTTAGATGAAGGCGTAGATATTCAAAGGTTTGATTTAGTTAAATACCCACAGCTAGAAAAAATAACAGAAAAACAATTAGGATTCTTTTGGAGGCCCGAAGAGGTAGATATTTCAAAAGATAAAAAAGACTTTGATAATCTTACAGAACACGAACAACATATTTTTACATCAAATTTAAAAAGACAAATCTTACTTGATTCAGTTCAAGGAAGAGCTCCAAACATGGCTTTTTTACCTATAGCATCTTTACCAGAAGTAGAAAACTGGGTAGAAACTTGGTCTTTCTTTGAAACAATCCATAGTAGATCATACACTCACATTATACGTAATGTATATCCTGATCCATCGGTTGTATTCGATAATATGTTGGATATAAAAGAAATTTTAGATTGTGGTAACGATATTGCAAAATACTATGACGATTTAATAGATTGTAATAATTCTGCAACTAACCGTATGGATCATAAAAGAGCATTATGGATGTGTATGTTATCAGCAAATGCATTAGAAGGTGTAAGGTTCTATGTATCATTTGCATGTAGTTGGGCATTTGCAGAACTTAAAAAGATGGAAGGTAATGCTAAGATTATTAAGTTTATCGCAAGGGATGAAAATACACATTTAGCTGGCACAACAACTATACTTAAAAAAATGATAGCAGAAGATAAAGACTTTGAAAAAATATCTAAAGAAATGGAACCACAGGCAATAGATTTATTTACTAAAGTAATAGAGCAAGAAAAAGAATGGGCACACTATTTATTTAAAGATGGATCCATGATAGGATTAAACGAAACGATTTTAAAAGATTACATTGAATGGATTGGTTGTAAAAGAATGAGAGCTCTTAATTTACCATGTCCATACACAGTTCCAAAATTAAATCCATTACCTTGGACGGAAAAGTGGATAGCTGGAAGCAGTGTTCAAGTTGCACCGCAAGAAACAGAAATAACATCTTATGTGACTGGTGGTGTAAAACAAGATGTTGACGATAATACATTAAAGGGTTTGAGTTTATGAAGTATGGACAACAAACTGAATTGCTACTACATAAACCAAGAGATGCTACACCAGAAGAAGTTAAAGAATGGCAGAATGGTGGAGACTTTTTTATGACAGGAAAATTTGATGCTATGAAAGCTTTTGTAGTAATTCCTACAATTATACAAATGGTAGTAATTGGTGGAATGATGATGGCATTTGTATTAATAGGAACAGGAATAGGATTAGAAAAATGATAGAAATATACGGTAAAGAACAATGCCCTTTTTGCGATATGGCAAAAGTGTTATGTACTCAAAAATTAAAAGAATGGAAATACTTTCAGTTAGGAAAAGATTTCAGTAGAGAAGATATGATTAAAAAGTTTCCAACTGCAAGGACGTTTCCACAAATTATTATAGATGGCGATGAAATCGGCGGATACGACCAATTAAAAGAAAAACTAGGATAAGGAGTTAAAATGAATGAAATCACAATAGATTGTGAATATTGTTTTAATCGTAGTTATGTTGAATTTGAAGAAGCACATGAAGGACCTATATATTGTCCTAAATGCGGAAGCGCAGTAGTAGAGGAAGATAACGATCTTGATTTTGATGTATAAATACATATATGGAATGGAAATATAATGGTCGATTTTGGGAACCACCATCTGAGTTTAGCTCAGATGTGTATTATGGGTTTGTTTATTTAATTACTAATAGAGCAACTAATAAAAAATATGTCGGAAAAAAATTCTTTTGGTTTAAAAAGACCTTACCAATTACAAAAACAAGAAAACGTAGAAAAAAACTATTGGTTGAATCCGATTGGAAAGATTACTACGGATCTAATAAACACCTTAAAAGCGACGTTGAATCTCAAGGACCTGAAATGTTCTATAGAGAAATACTACATTTATGTAAAACAAAAGGGGAATGTGCATATATGGAAGCAAAGGAACAATTTGATAGAGAAGTGCTATTAACAGAAGATTATTACAATGGAATTATTTCGTGTAAAATCGGTGGACAAACCGTAAAAACATTAAAATAACTCTGTACATTTAACTCAAACTATGGTATAATATCTAAAATGGGAGAATTAATACAATTCCCTACAGGTGAAATAATCACCAGGGAAAAGACTGAAGAAGAAATCATTAGAGATATTTCGGAAAGCTTAGTAGAAATATCACAGCATTTATTTGATATAATTGATGATGAAATAGATGCGATTTCTAAACATGATGTTAATCTATTAGTTGGTATAGATCTCAGAGATGAAACATATAGAGAAAGTCGTGATGCTTTCGTCGTAGTAAATTTACTATATGCCTTATTATCCAGATATGTGGGCATGGAACATTCACTTCATAAGGATCTTGATAGCCTCTATATTAAAATAAAAGCGATGAATAAAAAAAATGATATTACTTGATTATAGCCAAATTGCACTTTCGAATATTATAGTGCAGAAATTAAACGATGAATCTATGATTCGACATATGATTCTAAACAGTATAAGAATGTATAACAAACGTTATAGAGACGAATACGGACAAATGGTAATATGTGCCGACGGTATGAATACCTGGCGTAAAGATTACTATCCATACTACAAAGCAAAACGCAAAAAGAATAGAGAAGCTTCTTCCCAAGATTGGAATGAAATCTTTAGAATATTACATTTAGTGCGTGACGAAATTAAAGAAAATCTTCCATATAAAGTAGTACACATGGAAGGTGTAGAAGCTGATGATGTAATAGCATCACTAGTTCTACAATCACAAGAGTTTGGAATGAATGAACCTATGATGATAATATCATCTGATAAGGATTTTATTCAATTACAAAAGTTTAACAATGTTAAACAATTTTCACCTATTCAAAAGAAATTTGTGAAGGATGAAAATCCTAGAACATATCTTTTTAATCATATAATGAAAGGTGATACAGGGGATGGCATCCCAAATGTTTTATCTGATGATGATACATTTGTTTCTGATAAAAAGCAAACGCCATTAAGAAAAACTAGGATAGCTGAATGGTTAGAAAATTCAGATGACTTAAGATCAGTAATGGACGATGAAATATATCGTAATTATCAAAGGAATAGAACATTAATTGATTTAACAGAAGTCCCAGAAACTATCCAGAAAAACATTATAAATAGTTATAACGAGCAAAAAGTAGCAATGAAAATGCGAGTTTTAAATTATTTAATTAAAAAAAGATGCAATCTATTGATTGAAGTTGTGGAGGAATTTTATAACAATGAAAAAATTATTGCCTGAAATATTTAAGGAAGCTAATAAATTAGCAACCAGAGAAGAAAGAATCACCTTTCTGAGAGAACATGATAGCCCAGCATTACGGGATATCATCCGAATCGCATTCGACAAAGATGTCGTATGTGTCATGCCAGAAGGAGCACCGCCTTATAAACCAGACGATGCACCCGAAGGACACGCACCCAGTTCACTATATAAAAGATTTAGAGAATTTAATCTCTACTTTAAAGGGCCAGTCGCTGATAAGATGAAGCCTTTAAGGAGAGAAACCAAGTTTATCCAGCTGTTGGAAAGTGTTCATCACACCGAAGCTGAGTTATTCATTAGAGCAAAAGATAAAATTTTGCATAAAAAACTAATGGGAATAACTAGAAAACTTTGTCAGGATGCATTTCCTGGTTTGATAGCAAAGTAATAAAAAGCTATATTATGATAGTATCAATATTAACAACATTAAGGAACATGCTTATGAATTGTCAATCCATTGAACGTCTTAAAAGAGATAAAAAAGAGACACTACACTATCGAAAGAAATTACTGAAAAGAGGTAAAGATGTATTAGCTGCTAAGATGCTTAAAAAGGCATCTTATATAGATCAACATCTAACCGAAATGAAAGCTATACAAATGGGAGGAAAATAGGACTCACAAGAAAAGTACAGGGAAACCTGTACTTTTCCACTAAACTGTGGTATAATACTATATTATGAACATTTTTATATTAGATAATGATCCAGTGAAAGCAGCACAGCAACAGTGCGATAAACACATACCAAAAATGATTGTTGAGTCAGGCCAAATGCTCTCAACAACTCATAGAATGTTAGATGGAACCTTGGAAAAAAGACCATCTAAATCCGGTAAGAGAATGGTCAATTATTACAAACTAAATAACGAAAGGCGTGAGAATTTGTTGTACAAAGCTGTACATTTCAATCACCCTTGTACCGTATGGACAAGAGAATCATCACAAAATTACAGATGGCATTATGAACATTTTGTTGCACTTTGCAGAGAGTATACATACAGATATGGTAAGATACACAAAACTGAACATGTACTTGGATTGGAATTAGGATTACTACCTAAGAATATACCAGAAGGAAGTATGACACAATTTAAACTTGCTATGAAATCAAATCCAGAATGCTTTTTATCAGATCCTGTTAAATCTTATCGAGCATTCTATCAAACTAAACAAGAAAGGTTTAATATGGTTTGGACAAAACGAGATATCCCAGGATGGTTTAATTATGCCTAGTTACGATTTTGAAAATAAAGAAACTGGTGAAGTAAAAGAATATATTATGAGTTGGAAAGAACTAGATAATTTTAAAAATGATAACCCACACTTAAAACAAGTAATTCTTAAAGCTCCAGGTATTGATTACGATGGTGGAAAGGGTGTTTTAGAGAGAGCTGGAGCTGGATGGAAAGAAGTACAAGACCGGATTAAATCTGGATTACCACCAAGACTTAAGGATAATATTAAAACAAAATGAATGCTAAAAAACCATCTAGAATTCGTCTAGAACATTTAATCAAAAGAGAACCAATGACTCACGCACAGTCTGAAGTGTTTGATGGTTGGAAAGATAAGCAAAATATTGTAATGACTGGCTCAGCTGGTACAGGTAAAACCTTTATTGCTCTATACCTTGCATTGGAATCAGTTTTATCTAAAGATAATAATTATGAAAGGGTAGTAATTGTTAGATCAGCTGTACCTACTAGAGATATGGGATTTTTACCAGGTACTCAAGAAGAAAAGGAAGAAGCTTATAAGTCAATATATAAATCATTAATCGGTGATTTATTTGATGATAAAGATGCATATCAAAAATTAAATGCATTTAAACATCTAGAGTTTTTAACCACTTCATTTTTACGCGGTTTAACTATAAACAATTCAATTATTATAGTTGATGAAGCTCAGAATTGTAATTATCACGAGCTGTGTTCTATTATAACACGTATGGGAAATAATTCTAAAATTATTTTTAGTGGTGATTATCACCAATCAGATTTTACAAAACAAACAGAACAAAACGGTATCATTAATTTCGTACATATTTTAGAACACATGAAAGATTTTGATGTAATAGAATTTTCATGGAAAGATATTGTTAGAAGTGGAATGGTCAGAGATTTCTTAATGACCAAGGAAATGGTGGAAAATGCAAAACTTTAAACATGAACCAGTAGAATTAGGATATGGCGATTTAGTAGCTGAAACAAGTCCAAAGGGTAGAGTATATAAAGACCCTGAAGGAAAAGAATATCCATCTGTGACAACAGTATTAAAAATTCTATCAGAAGAAGCAATCCAAGCTTGGAGAGCTAGAGTTGGAGAAGAAGAAGCAAACAAGGTATCTTATCGAGCATCTCGAAGAGGTACAACAGTTCATACAGTTATTGAAAAGTATTTAGCTAATGATGAAAATTATTTAGAAGGCGTAATGCCAAATAACATACAAACATTTAAAGATGTTCAGCCAATTTTAGACGAATGTGTAACTAAGGTATATTCACAAGAAGCTGGTTTATATTCTAAACATTTAGGTTTAGCTGGTAGAGTAGATTTAGTTGGACAATGGAACGGAGTAGATTCTATAATAGATTGGAAAACATCTACAAAATTGAAAAAGAAAAAATGGATTGAAAATTACTTTATTCAAGCTTCAGCATATGCTATTATGTGGGAAGAAAGAACTGGTCGGCCAATAAAGCAATTAGTTATTTGTATTGCTGGAGATCAAGGCCCTCAGATTTTTATAGAAGATAGGGATAATTGGACATCAAAATTAATAGATACTATTAACGAGTATAAAAGAAGAAAACTTTTTGGGAGGTAAAATGAATTATTTATTAAAAGCTTTAATAAAAAAATTAGAAGGCGATATCGAAGTAGCAAAAGCTAATATTATGGTATATCAAAGGAATGCAGCTGGAATAGGCGAACATATTGATATAGTAGAAACCATAGAAGCTGAAGTAGCTAAAATGGCGGATGCTGAAGATAAAATAGAAACAATAAACAGACATTTTAAATAATGCTTAAATGGCTACAAAATCATGAAACAAAAGGCTCTGTTGGGATAACCTGTGGAGCCTTTGATTTACTACATGCTGGGCATATTACAATGTTAGCTGAAGCTAAAAATGAATGTGATTACCTTGTAGTTGCATTGCAAAACGATCCATCAAAAGATCGATCATCTAAAAACACACCCATACAATCTTTAGTAGAAAGACAATTACAAGTAGCAGCTGTAAGATATGTTGACGATGTTATTGTTTATAACACAGAAGAAGATTTAAAAGATGTATTTTTATCACTACCTATAGATGTTAGAATTATTGGTTCAGATTACTTAAATAAAGATTTTACGGCCAAAGATATATGCGAAGAACGCAATATACGTATAGTTTATAACACTAGAGATCACTCCTTTTCCACAACTTCCCTTCGCGAAAGAATCAAAAAAGGCTTTAAAATTAATATCTACTAGTACAGAAACATGCATGTTTTTTGCAGAAAACACTGTACATTTGTCCTAATACCTGTTACAATATCTATATAAATCAAATTAGGAGTGATTAAAATGGAAAGAATTAATTTAAATGATGTCGAACGAAAACCAAAAAATGGTTTCGTAGGCAAAAAAGTAGATGGATCATCAATTGTAGTAGTTGATATTGGTGATAATAAAGAACTAAAAAATCTTATGATTGATAATAAAGACTTATCATCATGGGATAAATTTTGCGATTTAATCGGCGACTTTGACCCAAGAGGTCAAGTAGATATTGATTGGCTATTTGTTAATGGAAAACCGAGGGTATTTCACTAATGGCATATGATATAAGCGATAAAATAATCCTAGTAGATTGCGATGGAGTTCTCTGTGATTGGGGATATGCATTTACGCAATGGATGCAACACACTAAAGGATTTAAAACAGTACACGATAGCAAATATAATATTGCAGAAAGGTTTGGTATACAACCATCTGAAGGTAAAAAGTTAGTTAGAGAATTTAATGATTCTGCTGCAATAGCTTTTCTACCTCCACTTAGAGATGCAGTATACTATATGAAAAGATTGAATATGCTACATGGATATAAGTTCGTGTGCATAACATCATTATCAACTAATAAATACGCACAGAGATTAAGAACACAAAATCTTAAAATGCTATTCGGAGAAGAGCTCTGGGAAGACTTTGTTTATCTAGGTTGTGGTGCTGATAAGGACGAAGAGCTCATAAAATTTGAAGGAAGCGAATGTTGGTGGGTAGAAGATAAACCAGAAAATTGTAAAGCTGGCGAAAAAGTAGGTTTAAGACCAATACTGGTTGGTCACGATCATAACATAGAATGCTATGATTATCCAAGGTTTGACAAATGGAAATACATATATAGGCATATAATCGGTGAATGAGAAAGCAATTATATTAGGAAATGGAGAATCTAGAAAAGGTATAGATTACCGTAAGGTTTATCCAGATCATTTTGTTTATGGCTGTAATGGAGCTTATAAAGAATCTCCTGACGCTCTTGTGTGTACAGATAGCTATATGCAACACATAATATATGAAACTAATTATTGTGAAAAGAATCTTTGCTATTTTAGCGAATGGGATCCATTACCAGGTGATGTTGCTTTAGGAATAGCACCTACAGCATTTGGTAATTTGGCTATGATTTCTAATAATAGAGAAAATAGACAAAACGCACAGATAGCTGGTACAGAAAAGTTCATATATATTACATGGGTTGATGATAACGACAATGTTATTTCAATCCCTGAAATAGAAATTTCATCTGGAAGTAGAGCTTTACTATTAGCCTGTGAGGCAGGATTTAAAGAAATTCTGCTATTGGGCTTTGATGGTATGGGTGCTACTAATGTTTATCAAAAAGATAAAGGTTACGAAAGATCAACACCTCGTGCTGAGTGGATTAGTGAACGAGAAAAAATAAAAGGAAAATTTAAAGATATTAAAATAAAAGAGGTATAAATGGCAAAATCAACAGGAGCATATGCGTCATCACATATAGGCGTAAAAAAGGGAACAAGTCAAGGTCGAAGACCAGATACTTCTACAATGAATAAAAGTAAAAGACGATCATTTAAAAAATATAGAGGCCAGGGGAAATAAAATGCCAACAAAATTTAAACCTACTCAGGTAACAAGAGAACGTGGAACAGGAAAATTAAGTACTACACATTTTTATATGAAAACAATGCCGAAACAAGAATTGTTTGATTACATTAATAATGATAATAGTAAACCTAAAATTAAACAGAAATGTCGAAATGAATTAATTCGACGTGGAATAAAAATAGTATATGCGTAAAATATGGACAATTTGGAAATATGCAATAGGAAGTTTTTCAGATGAACAAACTGAAGAATATGATAATGTTGTTGCAATTGCCAGAACATTCATTGTTGGATTAAACGTTATATGTGCAATTTTTATTATAGCTAATATTATAAAGGGTTGGGTATGACAACAAAAAATGACATAACTGGCGATTTAATAAAAACTAAAACAGAAGGTCAAAGTAATTATAGAGATAATTATGACAAAATATTCGGAAAAAAGAATAAAGACAAGATATCACAAGATTCTGTTCGACGAGAACAGCCCCTTTCGCGCGAAAGTGGTTCCAAATAAAAAGAAGAAAAACCCCCGTAAAGAAACTAAAAAGCTTATAAATAGTTTAATAGAGGACTAAATATGAGTATAGATATTAATCAATTTGATTTCGGCTTTACGGCTGTAGATGAGAATGAACTAGAAGCAGTACAAAAAGTTACTACTGAAGCTACTAGTGCATCTGCATCTTTACAAGAAGCTGAAGATAAATTAAACAAGCTGTATAATGCCATATTGCCATTATTAACTAATCTTAAAAAGAACCCCGAAAAAGAATATATTCTCTGGCCTAATCGTACAGAAAAAATAGAAGAATTCGAAGATCATATATCAGGAATTATAAAATGACAATAATATCGTCTGGACAAATAGCTTTACAAGATGGAGGAACTAATCCATCAAGCACAGTAGAAAATAAGTTATACGATAATACCATGATTTCAGGTGTCGATGGATTATTGACGGTAGAGAGAAGGTATGAACTTTCAAGTGGAGATCAATTTCAAAATTTTACAGAATGGCAAGGAGATCATTATGGGTTTCATGCAAATCATCTTGCTTCAGGCGTACAAGGAAATCCTGTATTTGGTTTTTTAGGTAGTGTCGGGGGTGGATCGGGCCATCTTCCAGCTGGTAATTTTAGATGTCAATCTTTATCAAATATTGGATCAGCCACAACTGCATTTACAGATGGTAGTGGAACCACAAGGACTATAAGAGCTATAACATGGGGAATTCCAGATACATCTCCATCACCAAACACTAACAGCAAATGGTTCATATTTGGTCTCAGCGGAACAGGTATTAGTAATAGCGATACTACATTTAAAAGTATAAAAATTACTAAACCTGGTGGATCACAACAAACATTTACAAGATCTAGTGCATCACAATACAGTTCATCCGATAATGGTGGTACTGCATGGGCTTGGGAAGTTGATAGTTCTGGTACAACTACAATAGATAATTTAGGAACAAGTGGAACTGGTTGGGATGTAGAAATATATGGTGCAGATATCACAACATCATTTAATAATGGAATTGCTGAAGAACATGGTGGAGCAGATAGTTCTGATGTTAAAATGTCAGATTATTACACTAATGGAACCTTTTTAGGATCCGTATCAGGTGTTCCATCTACTGGCGAAATAAAATTTTCAGACTTTTTAGGTACAACCGCAACAGCTCAAGGTATACATTCATTTACCATGACACCAAAATGGCAGGTTGTACAAATGGGCCAAGCTAGCTCTTATATTTATTCATCTGGTTATTATGATGCTTATGGTTCCAACTCTGGTACTTTATCTGATGATACATTTCCTAATACTGGAACAATAAATTTCGGTGGAAGTAATAGAACAGCTAATTCATTGACAATAGGTACTTTTAGAAATTCTTCTTTTAATAATACAACCAATGGTACTTATTTTGGTTTAACTATAACTTGTGATAGTGCCTTTACAAATGCTGGATTTACAAATATAAAAATTTATTTAAATAGTACTTCTGCATCTGGAACACCAGATAAAACATTAGCTAGAACAAATGCATTCTTTTATGCATACCAATCGTCAGGCACATATTACGGCATTTGGACATGGTCGGAAACTAATGCATTTTCAACGTACTTTGGAACTTCTTCTAGCAATAATGATAGTTTTATAGTAATTGATTAATTATAAATAATATAGGAAATAAAAAATGCCATTACCAACAACTAACATATCACTAAATGCAATCCACACAGAAGTAGGTGGATCATCAGCTACGACTGTTTCATTAAATGACGCAGATGTTAGAGGAATAGGAAATCCTAGTTCCACATATGATGGCGGTGATGGTATTAATACAACATCTGGTAGTACTATTTCAATCGGAGAATTTAGAGGGGCTGAAGATACAGCTAACTTTGAATTATTAACAGCTAATGCAAACGGCGTTAGAAATTCTAGTTCAGGTTTAGGAATGACCGGAACTAGAACAGTAACCTCAGGAATTGTGTTTTTAAATCCAGTTGGGTTATATGCAAAAGCTACTCTAAATAATAATGTTGTAACTTTAGAATTCAAAGAATATAATTCAGCACCAACATCTACTTATTATAAGCCAAGTGGAACACAGACTACATTATCAACTACTTATATTAATAGTGGATCAAGAACTTATGCATCAGGAGCTGTTGATGCAATGAAAATAAATTTTTCTTATCAGTTAACAGATTCTACAGGTACTGGATCAGTACAAAATGCGTTCTCAGGACATGGAGCTACTTATGGTCCATATAGCTTCCACACCGTATCAAATGGTCAATCAGTCGGCGGTGGAATATACGCTAATGCGACTGCAGAATGTTACACACAATCTGAAAGAAGTATTACAGTAACTGCAACATTAACATTAAGAGGCACTGGTTATAATGATACTGTGGTAGCAACGCATACTGGTTCATTTAGTAGTTTCTCTAATTCAAATAATTGTTTCTAGGATAATATATGGCATTTTTAAATTATAAAACACAATTAATAAGAGACGAATCAAATGTCTCATCAATATATAAAGTTACAGTTGAAAGGCATAGTGCAACAACTGAATTAACACAAACATATAATGATGAAGATGGTAATGAACAAAGTTATACATATGATGGATTTATAGATGATACAGTCTTAGATTCTAGAATTATAACCTACGGTATACCAGAAGCTGATAAAACTAGCGTAGTTCCTGGCCATCCACATGTACATGAAGAAGAGATTGAATATCAAGAATGTGCAACAAAATGGTTAAATGCTGTTAAACAAACAGCTGAATATACGACAGCAAAAGAAGAATTACTAGGAGAGTAAATTATGTTTTTTAATAAAAATAAAGATATTGATGTAGATCAATTAAGAGAACAATTAATAATAGACGAGGGACAAGTAAATGAAATATATCATGATCACCTTGGCTATGCTACATTTGGCATTGGACACTTGGTATTGGAAGGAGACCCAGAATTCGGGTTGGCGTTGGGTACTGCAGTCTCAGAGGATAGAGTTATATCATGCTTCGCCAAGGATGTAGAGACAGTCATTAGTGATTGCAAAAAATTGCATGATGGTTGGGACGGCTACCCACAAGAGGTTAAACAAGTTGTCGCAAATATGATGTTTAATATGGGACTTACGCGCTTAAGTAAATTTAAAAAACACAACGCAGCGCTGCAATGTGGAGATTGGAAGGAGGCGGCTGTCGAAGGCCGTGATTCAAAATGGTACAGACAAGTGACGAACAGAGCAGAAAGACTCATGTTGAGACTCGAGGCGATGTAAATTATTATCATACTAATGAAACACAAACTAATAAAGGTTGGCATTGGTGTTATGATAAAAAAGGGTATTTTAGATACTCAGATTGGTTTAAAACTAAAAAGGAAATAGGAGAAAAATATGGCTTCAACAGTTAAACTATTAGGCTCAGAAGTAAATTTAGCATCAGCAACTAACGTTGGAAATGCTAAATTAGTAAGAGTACTTAATAACAAAACAAGTGTTCAGGCAATTACACAAAAAAATGCTAGTGGTACAACACTAGCAACTGTTACTTTAGCAGCTGGAGAAGTTGCATATATTGAAAAGGGAGGCCAAGATACTTTAACTGGCTTAGCTTCTTCATTAGCAGTAAGTGTAGCATTTACTAATTAATGAGGGCATTTCTCTTAGGAGAATATAATGTTCGATTTAACAGACACAGCATTAATTGAAACGCTCAAAAAAACCGAAGAATCGGGAAGCACCGATATACGTATTGGTGTTACTGGTGGCGGTTGTAATGGTTATGAGTATGTTATACAATGGTGCGAAAAAATTAGAAGAGATGACCATATCTTAGATTATGGAAAATTTCAAATAATTATAGATAATGAATCCCTTGAATATCTGAAGGATGCCCAATTAGATTGGGTAACCGAAGGATTAAATTCCTTTTATAAAATAATCAACCCCCTGGAAACGGCATCATGTGGATGCGGTGTTTCCGTTTCTTTTTGATTTAAGATCACAATTATTATAAATAAACGTATGGATGAAGTGTTTAAGTTGATTGCTGATGTAGGAGCACCTATAGCCGGATCAATCATCATGGGCGTTTTTATATTTATTGTTATAAAGCAAATCCTTGCTGGTATAATAGACCAAATAAAGACTCTCACGATGTTTTGCCAATCTTTGGAGAATAGAGCGAGAACAATGAGCAACGAAATCATAAAAATCGACTTATTAGTATCTAGTGCATTAGATTTACCACCAGATATTGATAGAATAGCTCGTGCAGAAAACTTTATCGAAGATGGTAAACTTGATGTGAGAAGAGATTAATGGACATTGGACAATTAGTATCAGATTATGGATTTCCAGCAGTTATGGCTGTAGGAATGGGTTATTTTATTTGGTATATTTGGCACTTTATTAATACGGTGATTGAGCCTGAGCTAGAAAAAATGCACATGGCTTTAATTAGAGTAATAGATCAAACAAGGATGTTAGATCAAGATATGATAAGATTACAGCAAAAAGTAAATGTAGTTTTAAGGTATAAAGAAAATGCAAAGAAGAAGCGAGGAAAAAGAAATGAAAAGCAAAATAATTAATTTTATATTTATTTTTACGCTATTATTAATAGCAACACCATCATCACAAGCTGATGAATTAGTACATAAATTTAAAAGTCCTTCCTTTAGTGGTATAGGGACTTCATCACACTATTTAACTATAGAAAACCAAGAATTCTCACGTAAAAAAGCAATTGCTGATGATATTGAAGCTGCTTTATTACAAGCTGAGCGAGATGCAGAAAACACAACTCTAGCTAAATTTATGAGAAACCTAGAAAGCAGGATATATGCTCAACTTAGTAAACAGTTGGTAGAAAGTTTATTTTCTACTTGCGATATTACCGACCCAGCATGTCAACAATCAAGCTTTGGTAGTTTTGTATTAGAAGGTAATACTATTACTTACCAAAGAACAACTTGTGATGCATCAATATATGCATGTGTACAAGATGAAGAAGTTATAATTATGACAATTACCGCAGAAGATGGATCTGAAACTACGATAGTTATTCCTATAGGAGCTGGAAGTGCTGGAACAGGCTAAAAAAGCAATATCACTATTATCAGTAATAGTACTAACAAGTTGTGCTGGGATGCCTAGTATGACTGATAGCTGTAAAGATAGCTTAATGGAATATTATGGCGAATGTAGAGAAAAGCCAATAGTAGTTCACTTACCAACACATAAGGAATTATTAGAATTACCAGCACCAGAAAAACAACCTGTGGTGGCAGTATATAATTTTCCAGATTTAACAGGACAAAGAAAACAAAAAGGAGATTCAGCTTTATTTTCAACAGCCGTTTCACAAGGAGCATCTACTATGTTAATAGATGCTTTAAAAACTGCTGGTGGTGGAAGCTGGTTTAGAGTTGTCGAAAGAGTAGGTCTGGATCATTTAACTAGAGAAAGACAAATAGTTAGAACAACTAGAGAACAATATGGCGAAGAGGACGAAACAGGATTAGCTCCTTTACTTTTCGCTGGAATCATTCTTGAGGGAGGTGTCATTGGATTTGATACTAACATCGAGACTGGGGGTGCAGGAGCACGATATCTTGGAGTAGGAACTTCGCGAGCCTATAGAAGAGATATAGTTACTGTACATTTAAGAGCCGTTAGCACATTGACGGGTGAAGTTTTACTTAATGTGCAAACATCAAAAACCATTTTGGCTGTCGCTAATGGATATGATGTTTTTAAATTCGTCGATATGAGTACTCAGCTTGTAGAAATAGAAGATGGGATAACTGAAAATGAATCCGTGACACGGTCACTTCGATCAACAATTGAAGCAGCTGTGTTGGAACTAATATACCAGGGTCATGACAGAGACTTTTGGGAAATAAAAGCAGGACATCGTCACCCTCATCAGGATGATGGGAATAACGATAAACACGCTTTAAACGAGGAAAACTAAATGAAAATGTTAAATAGATATATCGCATTTGCAATTTTGTTATGCCCTATAGTTGCTTTTGCCGGCACTAATGACAACAAGATCTTACTCGACCAGAGTGGAGATACACTAAACTTAACTATTGACCAAGTAGGTTATGGTAATAAGTTATGTGGATCTATTTCTAGTGGCGATTGTGCTACTGATTGGGTCTTGACTGGTAACACTGTGACTATGGACATTGATATGCTAGGTAATTTAAACCAAATCTTCGGACCAACCTTATTTGATAATACTGACGTTGACTTAAAGTTAACAGGTAATAGCAATATTTGGGATTGGAACGTAGGATATGGTGGAAGTGCTGATGCTTCAGTCGTTGATGTAGCAGTAACTGGAAACTCAAATACATTCGATATAGATTGGGGCTACGCAGCTTCAGCTGAAAGATTGGATTTTGATCTAGATATTACTGGTGGATCTAACGTCTGGGATATCAATATTGATGCTGATGACGTTACATGGAATGTTGACGTAGTTGGATCTTCAAATAATTTTATGACAGCACAAACAGATGGTTCTGATCAATCTCTAACTATGGAGTGGATTGGAAGTAGTGGTGATATTGATATCACTCAATCATCTGGCACATGCCCAACAGGTATAACAAGCTGTTATGGAGTAATTAATGCAGAATTCGATACTGAAAACGCTGTGGTTAATATCGTCCAAAAAGATACTACTGACTAGTTTATTAGTTAGTACGTTTTCTTTTGCAGATGATATAGGCGGTATAGAAGAACATAAGGGCAGTGGTGGTATAACACGCTCAGGCGAAAATATTACCACTGAACTTGGTTTAGCTATACAGCAAATGGATCATGTAGAAACAGCTAAAGGCCGTATGCTACTAAAGTTCTTAGACGATTCAGTTGTTCGTTTAACTGAACACACTGAAGTAACGCTTACTGAATATTACTACGATCCTAATAAAAAGGCTGATGCTAATATGACTATGAAATTCGTGGCTGGTACAGCGCGATTTTCAACTGGAAGATTAGGTTTAGTACCAAAAGAAAATATAAAAATAGAAACTCCAACTGCCACTATAGCGGTTAGAGGTACAGATTTCACAACCTCGGTTGATGAATTGGGAAGAAGCTTAGTTATACTTCTACCTGAAACTGAATGTACAATTGACGGTGACTGTTCTCCAAGTGGTGAAATAACGGTTACTAACGAAGGAGGTGTTGTTACACTTAGTGAAGCTTATCAAGCAACGATGGTTTCAAGTTTTAACACAATTCCAAGTCAACCAGTTGTATTAGATAATATTAACTTAAATATGATAGACAATATGTTTATCGTGAGTCCACCAAATGAAATTGAAGAAAAACAAGATGAAGGAAGTAATGGAACTGGGAATGCTGATAACAATATTCTGGATTTTACTGATCTCGATACAGACTACCTAGCTGATGATTTTTTAGCTGAGGATAATCTAGAGTTTAATGAACTCGATATGGATTTATTAGATGTCGACTTTCTACAAGACATATTGGTGGCATTGGAAAAAGTAAGTATCTTTAATCGTAGATCAGCACTAGATAGTTCATCAGGCGATATACAAGGAACTTTAGCCCCAGGGTTCGATAAAGATACACAATATAATACTATAATTGACCAAGGGGCTGGTCAAATATGGTTCTATAGAGAAGTAAACGGAGTAATTTCTGTTAAAATACCTATAGGAACTAATTTAACTTTGGATACAGAAAATGAAGGTAGAAAAAATAACATTATTGTTGGCGATGGCCAGTCTGTTATTATCATCATTCGTCAAGGCGGATAATTTAATAGAATTAAAAAATGTTGAATCTAATGATTTAGATCTTACTATAGAACAGGTAGGAGCTAATAATACTATACAGTGCTATCAAGATAATTGGTGCTATATAAAGGATAGTGTTACTATAGATTTTAAACAAGTAAATACATCCACTGCAACAAATGTTTTAGAAATTTGGCATGTAGAAGATGGTAATAATACTATACGATGGGGTCAAGGTGTTTCACTCAATAATAAGAATTCTACAACATGGGTATATGATGGAACTGAAGGCGGTGGTCATTACGCTAGAATAGATGTACATGGCGGTGGTAATAATTTTATAGGATATCAGCAAAATGCTGGTGATACTACTGGACACATTTTTACATCTCTTATTTTTAGTGATAATAATGACATATGGGTTAGACAAAAAAATAATGGTCGTAAAGAATTAAACCTATACACAACATCAGATGGTAATACTATAGATGTTTTGCAAAAAACAAACGGTGGTGAACATACTGCTAATATAGCTTTACATGGTTCACAACCAACAACTTTAAATTTAATACAACAAGGACAAACTGATCAATCATATTCTATTACACAAAATTGTGTAACGGTTGGTGGTTGTTCTATCAGTGTAACACAGGGTAATTAATATGGAATGTCCAGAAGATCTTATATGTTTTACTGAAGAAGAGTGGACAAATTTTTTAACTGAATATGAACTCGATATTGTAAATGAGGTTGGCACACCAACTTCTACAAGTGATGCGGAAGCGGCAATAAACTTTACATGGGAAATTTTATTTCTCTCGCCATGGGAATTAGCTTACATAGCTTTACCTATGAGCGTTTTAGCGTTTTACGGGCTCACAATATATGCAATATTCAAATGGCTTCAGAAAAAATTTAACTAATTTAAAATATTATATAAGAAGAAAATACGGCTATCCTAATCAGAAAAAAGGATTATTAATAGATATATACGCATGAAATACATTACTTCAATATGGACAACACTATTAATAATTGTTTTATTAATTGGTTTAAGAGTACAAGATCCTCAGTTATTAGAAGAAACTAGATTAAATGCCTTTGATCAATATATCCAATCACTACCTGATAAACATTCAGACCAAATTGTATTAATTGATATAGGCGAAGATAGCCTAGAAGCATTAGGACAATATCCATTCCCAAGACAAACATACGCACAGATGATATCTGATTTACGTAATGCAAATGCAGGTATGATTGGATTTACTATAATGTTTCCAGAATCAGATAGATTTGGTGGTGACGAAATATTTGCATCATGGATCAGAGATAATGGAATCATATTATCACAAGACGCAAGCTCAGCGGGAAGAAGTAATCAAGCACCATATGTAGGAACAGCAATAAAAGGTATAGGCGATCCATATAATTATGCATATGAATACACTGGATTAGTAACTAATATATCAATGTTAGAATCAGAAGCTTGGGGTGTAGGATTAATAAATGGAGCTCAAGAGGTTGATAATGTCACAAGAAGAATACCTCTAATATCACAAGTAAACAATAAATTATATCCGTCATTTGCATTAGAAACTATTAGAGTACTTCAAGACAAAAAATCATATACGATGCATGTCGAAGATTTTGGTATATTAGATGTAATGATTCCACCATATGAACCAGTAAAAACTGATACTAATGGATCTATATGGATTAATACAAATTACACATTTGATAGTTATATGTATGGAGTAGATGCATTACCTAATTTAAATGGAAAAACAGTTATTGTAGGAGTTACAGCTTCTGGTATAGTTCCACAAACATCAACACCGATGGGATTGGTATATCCTCATCAGTTACAGGCTTCTGTTATACAAACTATAATGGATGGATCTTCTATATCTCGTCCGCAGTGGGCAGATTCAATGGAAATATTAGTTGGTTTGATTCTATCTTTAGTATTGGTCTTGACGGTATATTATCTACCGATCTGGGCATCGCTTGTTGTCTTCTTCTCGAACGTTGCAATTGCTGCATCTTCTGTATATTTCTTCTGGTACGAATGGGGTATACTCCTCGATCTTTCGTTTCAACTAATATTATATATAATAACCTTCACCTCAGCGGGCTTTAATAATTTTTATAAGCAATTTATGTTACGACAACAAATTAGAAAGCAGTTTGAAACTTACCTAGATCCTAGACAAGTGGCACTATTACAAAAAGATCCATCGCTATTAAAGCTTGGTGGAGAACGGAAAGAGATGACATTTATGTTTATGGATATAGTAGGGTTTACTCCAATATCAGAGCATTATAAAAACAACGATGATCCTGAAGGGTTAGTGATTATTATAAATAATTATTTAGATCGTATGACTAAAGTAGTTTTAAAGCATGGTGGAACGATTGATAAGTATATGGGTGATTGTATTATGGCTTTTTGGAATGCACCATTACAATGTGATAATCATGCAGACATGGCTTTAAAAGCAGCAGAGGAGATAGTAGAGACAGCAGATGAACTTATTAAAGAATTGGAACAACAGGGTTTACCTAGGATTGATATTGGTATTGGTATCAACACCGGCGATTGCATCGTCGGAAACATGGGATCAGAAACTCGATTTGACTATTCCGTCATTGGAGATGCCGTTAACCTTGGAGCTAGACTCGAAGGCCAAACACGCAATTATGATGGGGTTCGAGTGTTGTTATCACAGTTCACTGCTGGAAAGTGTAAAGAGAGAAGCTTCACTCAAGTCGATAGAATACAAGTCAAAGGTAAAACAGAGAAAATTCAAATTTTCACTATCTAATACTTATCCAACTGACCGCCAAATAGTATATTTTTATGTGATTAACACACTTGATATATGGACTACTTACAGGGGAGTAAAATCTGGAAAGGCTAAAGAGAAAAATCCGTTATTACCAAATAGTCCAAATATTGGAGAATTAATAGCCTTTAAGGTCGTATGGAGTGATGTAATTCTTACGTCTTTTAATGAGGAAGA